CCTAGCCTACCTTAGTGGCCATAACGGCGACAAGATAGTCTGACCACCCGTAAAGGTGGACAGGTGCTACCGAAGTTGGAGGGATCCAACTGAACCACCGTCGCACAACACGTCGCGAAGGTGTACTCACCCAGCTCCCCGTCCTACAGCCTAGATCATTGTGGTCGAAACTATCGATGATAGTTTCAATCTCGATACTAGTTACTACTCGAGTTTTTTCTTTGTCAGAGAGAGCTTGCAAATACCAATACGCAAGCCCATCAGACTTAGGATAACTCTTCCTGCCATTGGCCAATGAATAGCCTTTGACAGACGTAACATGCTGTTTGGTTCGGACTTTTCCTAGAGCATATGCAGAGTGTGTATCAATATTCACACCCCGCACTGTGTCCAGAGAATAGGGTACCAACGGAAGATTATGCTCGCATACTAAATCTGCGAGATACTTCCAGAGGGCACCCCCTGGACGCGCGACGCTTGATAAGGTGTTCACTAGATGACAGAGTTCCATTTTCCATGGATTCTGAAACCTAACGTACACTGGAGTCACGTCGCAACCAAGGTAATAGTCTTTTCCGCAAGATTCACGGAAGGGACCATCCACGAAACTTTTCTCGTGGTTGACCTTGAAGCCTAGGAAATCAAGCAACGCTACAACTCGTGGGTATTGGTCCGATTTTACGATGATATCGTCCCCATATACATGGGAGGATCCATCTCGGAATTGATTCCAATGACCCGTAGCGAAGCAAGCTGAAGCAAAAATCAGGGTCTCCAGCGGAAACGTCGTTCCATTCCCCATTGAACTAAACTTCTCATAAGAGAAGATTCGGTCCGTATGGTATATGGATCTCGTGTCACCAATCTTCCCGAAAGGTGACCTTACAGCTGCGACATACTTAAACCACTTTTCTGGTAAAAGCATTTCGACAGTAGAGTAAGAAAGAGAATCTGACGCCGCCGCAAGGTCGATCGTAGCAAGTTCATTGCTAATAGATCCCTTGTACGCAAGGTCCTGATTTCTAGACTGGTCGGACAAGTCGATTCCGAATTTTTTAAGTTTCGACTTAACGAACTTATCAAAAGCTAACTGTAGCGGTAACACCGCGACAGGCTCGCAAGCGATGGTTCTGTCCGTTTTCCAGTTCTTAGGAACGGTAATGACTCTATTCCAACCCGATCCCTTTTTGAAAGAAGGTTTTGGCATACCTATATACTCGTAAAATGAATTTACGAAAGGCCGTGCCATAATAGGGCAGGGAACATTCCTTATCCTCATTTTGTTCTGAGGATGGGAGTTCCTACGACTAGAGTGTGAAGTTGCCCCCGCAGTGACTCGGAGAAAGGCCGGAAATCTTTGGCCAAACTCTTCTATGTCGCCTAGAGTATTCTCAATGAAACGTTGACAGCGATAAAGAGCTTCGATTGGATCGAAACCCTTGATCCCGTATTTCTTTCGAAAATAGGATCGAATGGACTTGTCGTCAAACCAAAGACGATCAATCCTCCTGTTAACGACTGCACACTCTCTTTCAATACGAAAGAATTGTAGCAGTGCTTCATCAGCGTTCTCTTGGCTATTGACAAGTGACAGGTTCTTTTTAAAGAATGCCGCCATTTGTCGATAGAAGCGACACAACTCAATACTTTGATATGCGTATTGAGATTCGTCACACAGGGAAGCGAGCCGCGGAACATTACGTGAACGTATATAACCAATTAGACGTTCATATTCTGTCGGCTCAAGCAAAGGACTTGAATCCTTTAGGTATGCTAATGCTAACGCAAAAGTCAAATCTCTAGGTTTCATAACTGAATACCTCAAATGTTAATGGAAAGTTAAGGTTTAACAACCGAAACAATACAGACGAGGGCGAGTAAGGTAATTGTAAAAACAATCACTTTTACCAACCAGTTTCCACGTCTCATGTTTGGTATATTATTTACCAACTCTACATCCGAGTTATTGGATGTATTGCTGAGTTGTGGTTACTGCGGTAAACTCGTCACTAGCTACGAAGTCGCGAAATGCGGCCAATGCAGCTGTAACGTCTGCTGAGTCACAGTTAGACGGACGTCTAACTATGGCTTCCATTGACACCCGCTGGGGCAGGATGTTTCCATCCGAATCCTCAGTGGCCATCGAGACAATCAGATTGTCCTGAAGAACAACTTGATTACCTGTGGGTACACGCCTCGACTGTATCAACTTATGTGGCTTAGTAGCTGTATGAGTTGCAGTCAGGACGTAAGTGCGCTGGTTCTCCTTATCGGAGAATTCAGCAATAACGGTAGTAAAAGAAGCCATAAGCTCCTCCTTCGTTAGTCCTAGACCTAACCACGCCTAATGGCGCGGTAGATTAATGCCCAAAGGTCAACAACCTTCGGAACATTAAGTCTGATCTTGGATTGCGGTATTAAGGAAACTGATGTTGGCACGCGTACTGAGTACTCTACGTCACAGGTGGAATTAAATTCGGCCTCTAACGAGTTAAGACCGGGGTTATATAAACCCGAGGTCCCAATCGAAGTCGTCCGAGATGCACTAATGTGCACTCCACCAGACGCAGTGTATCCAGTTTGCATAGCTAGGAAGCTAAGACCCTCTAACCAGTTACCGACATTGATGAACCAATCCACTATAAAACTAAAGCGGAGAAGTTCCCACCCTGTAGTTACAGGGTTCCCACCGAACTTCGGCGGGGTAATGTCAGCAACAACGCTTCCTCTAACGGAAATATCATACGTGGTTTCTACTGTCGTAGTCCACCATTGATTCACGTCAGAGTAATCGTAGGTATAGGAGTCACTAGTCTTTGTAGACCAGCCACTTCTTTCGCTAAAGCGCTTCCTCTTTTCGTCAAACTCCGTAAGTGTCTTGGCAAAATCTTCTATATCATATAAAAGAGTCCGCCATTGATACCTACTTTCTAACCATAGGGACGCAGCATCATCGAGTAGGAGCTTAATGCCCCGTCGATTCGCACGAGCCCGAGCACGTCTCAACATCGAAACTAATCGATTTTGAATTGTGCCGAAGCTCGTAGCTGTCTTCCTTAATTCGGCTAGAAAAGTTAACGCATCCCACCCTGAACTATATATATTGGCGGCCGCTTGTTGAACGGCGTAGTCAATATTTTGGTCCCGGGCCAATGCTGCAACAACTGCGGCATCTAGGATGTAGTGAGAAGAGTCACCTCCATGCGACCAATTAGAGTCAGTGTGGTAGCGATATATAGAGTCCTTCACCGAATAACGGGCGAAGAACGATACGTCGCGTACCATCTGCTCGAAGGGTGTGTGGGCCATTAGTTCACCGTTGCGTACCCTCTGATGATACTGAGGGATATCCCAACCTTTATAATAACTGGTATGGGAACTCACTACTGGATCTCCATGGTACAAAAGTGCCGAGGAGCCTCCAGATAGTGGAGTGCGATAGTGATCTTGTGAGCCCGTAGACTCATTAAATGATGAGTCACCTCTTGGCTGCATGGTTATACCTCCATTGTTGATCCCGACGCCCGCAAAGACGCCGGCAGTTAGGTACCGATAAGGAACATCATCATGGATGATGCTGACCCCCTCATTATGAG